GCACGCTTCGTTGCGGCACATGCGACCAAACCGCTGTTTCAATGCGGTCCATATTTCCTTCGGGTCGTTCGTTTCAATGCGGGCGTCCGGATGGCGCACATTCCAACCGTCTCTTAACTTGTGCAGTGCGTAGTTGTCGTAGCATGTGAAATAATGCTCTTGCACCGGGCCGCACTTCAGCCGTTCAAAATCGTATTTTCTCGCAGTTTTATTTCTTAGGCCACCGCGACGTTTGCTGGAACGTCGCAGACGCCGCCTTGAACCCATTGATGCGCGTTTCATTTTCATGGTTTCAATTCGATTGTTCGATTGCTCAATTGTTCGATTGCTCTATTGCTCAATTACAATATGAAAATACTTTAAAATAACTCACAATTTAAAAATCTACAAATCCGCAAATCTAAAAATCTACAAATCGACGGCTTTTGGTTTGGATGGCTTGGGCTTAATGTCTTTGGTTTTAAATTTGGGGTCATCCAGATTGATTTCTTTCATTTGGGGGATGGGCACGCGATTGCTGTGCGCCGACGCGGCGGGCGTGGTTTTGATGACGTATGTGTCCAACGTGGGCGCGTGCGGTTTGTGCTTGTCGAATGACATCATTATCTCCAGCTTTCGCTTGGATGAATCGTTTAGATTGGGTTCAGCGGCAGCATCATCGTCGTTGGCATTATCATCATCGTTGTCCAAATTATCGGCGTCTGTTTCCACTATGGGCGGCAAATATCCTATTGCCACGCACTCCGCCAAGTGCTCTTCCTGCAGCGTGTCATTTTTGTCTTTGTTTCTGAAATACGTGATGCACGCCTTGGCATAAGCTTCGAATGCCTGAATCACAAATATGTCGTTGACCGTTTCCCCCTTCAGTAAGTCACGCGTCATTTCCGTGATCCTCTTTTTGTAGAAGCGCTTGGCTTTCTCGTATTTCCCAGTCAGGTCCGCTTCTTTGTTTCGCAGGTACCGCTCATACTGTGGCTGGTTCACCATGAGGTCCAGCGTGACGTGGTCAACTTGGTCCAAATTCAGGTTCATCTGGTTTTATTTTTATTCACAACAATGAATCTAATATTATAAATCAATTGCATATTATGTGCAAATATGCAATTGTTCCTGAATTTAGCGCAGCAATTTCTCTCAATGGAATGCGATGGTTGTGATTACCCTTGGTTCTCCGCCGAATACACGTCCTTCAATAGTCGTGCCGATGGGTCCAGCACGCCCTCGCAAAACGGGTGCCTCCAAAAATACGGAATCGTCTCGGCGCGCCCCCCTCCAGGAAAATGACGCTCAAACACCGTCCTGTAATAGTAGCTCTCTTTGTCATAGGGCGCATTGTGCTTATGCTTATTCAACTCGTTCGCAACACTCAATTCCACATCGCTCACGCGCTGGTCCACGTATTCTTTGATGATTTGCACCCAGGTGCGGTCGTGCCCGCTCACGCCGTCACTGAACGCCTCCTTGCGCCGCCACATGACATCCTCCGGAAGCAACCCCTCAAACGCCCGACGCAGCAGGTGCTTTTCCACGGCATAGTCCGCACCTTCCCCGAACCGCTTCATCCACGGCGGCAGGCTCATCACGAATTCCAAGAACGTCTTGTCCGCAAACGGCACGCGCGCCTCCAGCCCGGCGCCACTGATGCTCTTGTCCGACCGCAGCAGGTCGAAGCAGCGCACGTCGCGCACCATGCGCACATTCTCTTGGGCAAACGCGTGGTCGCTCGGCGCTTTGGTGAACCCGCGATACGACCCGAAAATCTCGTCGCTCATGTCGCCGCAGAAAATCACCACGTTGTCCGTGTGTTCATAAATGTATTTGCTGACCAAGTAGTTGCCCACCGACGCGCGCACCGTGGTGGTGTCGTAGCTCTCAATCTGGTAAATGGTGTCGTCAATCGCATCCAAAAACTGCTGCTCCGTCAGGCACACCTCGTGGTGCCGCGTGCCCAGGTGCTCCGCCACGCGCCGCGCCCACTTCAAGTCCACGGACCCCTCCAGCCCAATGGCATACGTGTTGACAACCGCGCCCGGCGGCATGTGGTTCACAACGAGCGCCGTCACTATCGAGCTGTCCAGGCCGCCCGATAAAAGGCAGCCCACGGGGCGCTCGCTCATCAAGCGCTTGCACACCGCCAGCTCAAAGAGGTTGCGCACCAAGGTGCATGCTCTCGTCTCGAACTGTTCTTGCGTTGCATTGACGTTGTCGTGCAGTATAGCTGTGCCGAAATTATACACATAAGGCACCTCCAGCGTTTCATCCAACCGCAGTTCGCCGTAATACTCCTTCAAACCCGTTTCGAACTTGGGATGACCGGTGTCGTCGCTTTGAACCTTGGACAGCGTCATGTAGCACCCACCGGGAAACTGCTCCACGTGCGCGCAGTGCGCAAGCGCTTTCATTTCACTGGCAACGGAAATGTCATGATTGTAGTCGCTGGAACTGCCGGTGTAAAGCGCTCTAACGCCAAACGGGTCACGCGCAATGTGCACCAGGTCGCGCTCCGTGTCAATCAGAACCAACGAAAAAACGCCGTCCAACTCTTTCAACGTCGCGCGCATGTCGCCATTGAACAGCTTGTATAAATGGATGATGACCTCGCAATCCGACCCGCTTGCACACTCGAACCCGTACTTGTTTTCTAGCTTCGCATGGTTGTAAATCTCGCCGTTGCAAATCAGCTGGCATCCCAACAAGTTGAATGGCTGGTCGCCGCTGGAGGTCAGGCCATTGATTGCGAGGCGATGAAACCCGACGCACCGCTGACCAGTGACATTGAAACGACTGTTGTCGGGCCCACGGTGAGAGATTTTAGCAAAATTGGATTGCAGGGTTCGCAGCACGGATGTTTTAATGCGCCCGCGTTCTCGAATGGATTCGTAGTAAAAAATGCCGCACATCGGTGAATGGAAAAATGGAAAATGGCAAACTTAATAAACAATGAACTAAACTCTTTAAATGAGTGTTCAAAAATATTAAATAATATATTTGCATATTACAATTACAACACATTCAACACATTCAACACATTCATAACCAGACCCATGTCCGACCGATTTTATGGCGTCCCAACGGGCGTCGCGTATTGTCAGCAAGAGCGAACCGAAGAATTGAGCCAGCGCATGAGAGAACGCAACATTCCGTCGGCCCCCCTGCAACCGCAGCTGGGCGCGCGACCCGTGCTCACCAAATACGCCATCATGCCCATTCTGGACCAGCGCGCCCAAGCAACCGTGCCCATCATGAATTATCCGATTTACAACCCGGAGCGGGTGTTCAATCCGGGCAGCGCGGTTGCGCCGTGGTCGGGCTACGCCACGGCAGTCAACGTGGAATCCACGCTGCGCAGCCAGTTTTTTGGGCTGCAAAAATGCGACCAAGCCGAATACGTCCCGTCATCCAAGAGCGACCTATACAATGTGCGCATTGACTCGCGACAAATTCATCAAACCCACCCTCTCTTGTTTCGAACGGAGAAGTTTGACCCCATGAACCCGGATTGCTTCAACCTGGCAAACCGCACGTTCAACAATTCCACGCGCACGGAACTTAAGAATGTTGAATGAATCATGTTATTTTTTTAATGTATAGTATATTTAATACTGTAGATTTTATAAGATTTTGTAAAAATGGATGAAGACCCAACTCCAAACCCAACTCCAAACCCAAACCAACTATTGTTTGATTTCATACAACACCAAACATATGGCACCATGATTAATCCACCATTTTCCAGACAACATGAAAGACAAACCGGTGTCATCATGGCCATGATGAGACACATTGAACCATTGTTGATGACAATGGGATATTTTGATGCCCATGTTCAAGCTCTCATCGAGATGGAAGAAACTCATCATGAAACCACTGAAAGCATCAGAGATAAAATGTTGAATTACACTCCCGAAACCATGATGAGCACTTTTATACCCGGTTTAACGCGCAACGTGTTGGCGTTGAATCACAAAATAGCGCACAACCCTCGCCTGAAACGCGATGCATTGCAAATGGCACAACAAACAATTCCGTTGGACCTCATTGTTCTCATGCAGACGCCAGGCATTGAAATTCTTTGGCAACCGTTGATGCTTGACCCCATGACTGGAGAGTTGTCGGTTGACAGTTCGTTCAATGACAAATTGATTGAAGTAAATGCCCAAATGACCGATGCATTCCTTGCTTTGAACAGATTCAAGCGGGAACATGCACCATCTCCGCCTTCGGCTGGAAGGCTTCCTCAGTTTCTCAGGCGCACGCCACATTACGGTTTCCCCACTGCATCCATTTCTCCTGGAAACACAGTGGCGGCATCAATGCTGCATGTTCCAGTTGCACCAGTTGCACCAGTTGCACCAGTTGAGCCACATTCACCGCGAGGGGCACACCGGCTGCAGCCGCAAGAGGATGCAGTGTTGTTGTTGGAACCAGAATCTCCACGACATTCCCCTACACCCATGGAGGTGGGGACATCATCGCAACATGACAATAGGATAAGTTATGCCGTCTTAATTCATGGAGAGACAATGTCACCCTCATGGGTTGAATATCCAATTGCACCAGAATTTAGTGATGTGCGATACACTTCTCCTTACGTGGGTCAAAGTGCCCCATTCGCATCAATCCGAGAACGAGGCGCAGTTGTGGTCCCTGGTTCAGAGTTCGTTTCGACAGGCAATCCGAATGAAGATGAATACATACGCGTCATATTAGGAAATACTGGCGAACAATGTCCGCGTGGTGATGGATGGGTGGGGTTAAATCCAATGCGATTTTTCTCTGATCCACCAGACGAAATCCTTCCCCATAGACGGGGTGCTGTTTCTCAAACCGGTATATGGGCATTCAGGTCAATTAATGGAAGGATTATAGAGAGAAGACATGTGATTGATTATGCACAATTGAACCATTTGCACAACACCGACCAAGGTTATGGAACATATTGCAAGTTGTTTGGTATAATAGAACAAGACGCGAAACAAGTTCGCACAAACACACATGAATCCGTGTCATTTAAAATAAACATTGTGTTTCATGTTTGTCGCGCTGGTCACATGGTGGAAACTATCCCATATCTTGGAATTAATGATAAATTCATGGTTCAAGACATGACAGTCAGAGACCGTGTCATTGACAAACGTTTGTACAAATATCCAAATGAAGCGCGCATCCTGAAAGTGGAAGATGTGCCGTCCACTCGTGTCATTGAAATGCTTGGGTTCAATTTCTCGAGTCGCCAACTGGTTAATGCACCGCCATTGGGAGTTCGCAATGTGCGACAGGGTTTGCATTTTGTGAGTCAAGGGTGTTTTTACAATTTAATGGTTTATCTTGGGATAATCACGCATCATGCCGGAGAAGTATTGACGTTAATTCAAAATGAAGGAATCACTTCCAGAATGTTTCTGAATTTCTTTGAGTTGATGAATAGAACCGGGAGTGTCCAGAATTTAAGACGATTCAACCCGGAAACAAGTGAATTTATAGTCGAACGCCTTCCAATTGTTCCAATCCAAGAAAACATTGCACTTGTTCCCACCAATGGAATTTCCAAACTATTGCATGTTATGCTAACCATGTCTCAGACGTTTTATCAAACCATGTTAAAAGGCACAACGCCGCCCGCACATGCAATTTTGGTCAAGTTAATGCACAGACGACGAACCGACCGCCCAGAACTAGTGGACACAGAAGAACTCGGACATTGGGTGTCGTTCACCATCGACCCAGAAGATTTGATTCAAGCGCAAATAATCGAAAAATCATTCGGTTTGCCATCAGACAGCACTCATGAACGTGTCATCATTTCACGTGCGCCCTGGAGATTCGTGGACCCACAGGGGCTGTCAATCCAAACTGCCAAACGACCGAATGGGACGGACTATTCTTACACTGTTCCAATGTCGTTTAAACAGTTGCGAACATTGAATGAAGTGTGTTTATTATTGAATGAATTTGTGCCAAAATTCAGTCACATTGACTTGTTTTACATTGCATCCCAAGAAGCCCAAGGCTTGGTTTTCTCTCCTTCACAAATTATGAACAGTATTCTGCCTCGTGGAGGCAAGCATCGCAGAACCAAGAAACACTTGAAAAAATGCAAAACCAGGTCCAAACGGAGCAAACGGAGCAAACGGAGCAAATTCAACAAACGGAGCAAACGCCACAGCAAACCGTAATGGGCAGGGTAACTGATTTTTTAAATCATATGAGTCGTCTGAATCATACGATGAAAATGAATTAATGCAATCATTCGTTGAGTGAGGTGTGCTTAAAGTGAGCCGAGCATTGCGCCGACGTAGCCCGACGTGTAATAGTACACAACAGCGAACACGACGGCATGCACGAACGCAACCACGTGCTTGGAACCGTTGGGCGGGATGCGCAACAGGACGTTGGGGCTAAGCACGTAAAACAGGAAAACCAAATAAATGAAGCTGGAAAAGTTGAACATTGGATGAGTTTATACAATACCCAAATAAAAAAAATAAAAAATGGGTGGCATGTTTGCTAAATGTCACAATGTCACAATGTCACAATATCATAATGACAAAGTTTTAAGGTTTCTTCTTTGTTTTTTGTTTTGAATCCGATTTTTTAATAAGTTTGAATGAATCCGAATCCAGTGGTTTAGCGGCGCCATTGAAAAACTCGGTCAAGTGTTCCATGATTTTCTTGCTGATGATTCGGTCAATTTCTTGTTCCATCGGGTCTTTTTGCGACGACCGAAACTTGGGCATGAACTGCAAAATTCGGTGTCCAAATTGGTCTGCACCAATGCCAACCACAGTGTTTCGCAGCGCGCTGGATTGCATGAACCGGTCCACCAATGTTTGCACGCTCAGCTCATGCACATACGGCTTCACATTGATGTAATACACCTGGTCGTGCTCCATTTGCGAATGCATTTGGTCGTCCAAAAAGCACACTTCCACGTTGGACGGCAGCTTGGTGCACCGCATGAAATCATCATACGTTTTGTCGTGCGTGGTGCGACCCATTTCTATGATTTTGCCGTTGATTTTAAACGCCGCCACAATTTTGTCAAACATGTGTCCGCCCAGTTTGGATTCAATGTATTTAATGATGTGCTCGACCCATTCTCGCGGCCCGTTGTTGTTCGTGTAAATCATGACCCCGCAGCATTCTTTCGACTCCTTTTTCGTTTTCAAGAACCGCAACAGGTCCAGAATGTTGGGACGCAGGAATTCAGGGAATGCGTTCATCAAATGATTGAACTGCACGTATTGCATTGTTGGGTCGTTGTTCCACACCGTTTTGGTGAGGGCATCGCAGAAAATTCCCAGTTCAACAAAGTATCCAATGGTTTCATCCACATCAAGCACCACTATTTTTTTTGAGGGGGGTGTCGTTGTCATGACAATTTCCACTAAATGTTTATGCGTATCAAATCACTTAATGTAAATTTAAGCTATAATATTTCTATATTTAAAATTGTATGACTATTTATGTGTTTGACTCATATCGTGCAATTGCGTGCCACGCTTCAAAAATATTTTTTTATAAGTGTTTAATAGGAAACCGGGTTTGAACGTTTTTGTTTTAGGGTTTAGGCATTCGACTTAATTTAAATTCCATTGTGAAGACACAGAACGAACCATGTCCAACATGAAAATGACAAAATCGGATTATGAGAAAATTCTCTCGTATTACAAAATTCCAACTTCCAATTTAAGCAACGCTGAATTGAAGCGGAAGGCGGAAGAGATTCTGGCGACCA